TCCAACTAAAGTGCTGTTTTGTGCTATTGTTGTAGCAAATCCCTCTCCATTATTAAGTATTAATTCTCTTCCCTCTGCGTCGTCATCTTCATTTAGAGATTCTGGATCTGTTACAATATAATCATCATCAAATAGTAAATTTTCTCCATCAAGAAAAGTTTTTTGAGTGTTGTCGTTAAGACTAGAACTAAGATATTTTACGTATATTGTATTTTTAGATACTCCATCCCCAGCTAGCAAATAACTTTGAATTTCTGCAATAACTGAACTTCTCTGTCCCTTTATTCTTGCTCCCAATAAAGATTCCAAATAATAATTTGAAGGAATACCTTGGTAGGTATCTTCTAATATAACAGCATTCAAGTTATTTTTGAAAATTATATTTCCAGGTACGACTACAGAACCTTCTTTGAAAATATGATTTCCAAAAGTTTCAAGTTGATTTTGCAAAACAGATTGCAAAGTCGTTAATTCTCTTGCCTGTACAGGATATCCAGGTTTGAAAAGAACTTTATAATATTCTTTTGCTGGATCAAAGTCATCAAAATAAGGAGAGACGTTAAGATTCGTTTCTTGTGGCATGAGTCTTTAAAATTGCAAAATAACTTTAATATCTTCTTTTTGATTTATAGACCTAGTTATGGATGGTCTATTATCAACATATATTATGTTTCCAGAATATTTTTTAACTTCTGGATTTGCTACTCCTCTCAAAAAAGATTGACCGAGGTAATATGTTCTATTATTTATTGAGGTAGAAACGCCAGTAAAGTTAGTGTCGATTTGTAATGTTACGTTACTACCAACAATATTTACTGATCCACCGCTTGTTGGAGATGATGTAAATCTATTTAAATTAAATCCATAAGTGGGTGAAGTATTTTGTGACCCATCTGTATTGAATCCGACTAAGGACTTATCTTGCCAATATTTTAGAACTCCCGTTGAAGTATCATATGAAATCACTCTACCAACAGCTGTTGTTCCAGTTGCAATTGTTTGTGTAATTGTCGAATCTGGAGGAAATACTGCAATACTGACACCAATACCAGTTAATCGTAAAGCATAAGCAGAACTAACCTTATTATCTACTAGTAAAGAAGTTGAACTTGGTTGCTGTGGATTTTTAATAATACCAATTCTGGCAATTTGATTGCCAGTTATAAAATCTGGATTTTCTGTATCATTTTCAATTCTGGAAAAGACAAGAACATTTGTTGCACCAAGTTCTTTATAAATGTTTGCTCCATGTCCACCCTGTGGTGGTATGATTACATCAAATATTGGCGAAGTTGCTCCAAGAGGAACTCCACCAGAAACTAAATCGATAGTTCCATATGTATATCCGCTTCCACCTCTAGAAATCGTAATACTATCTACTTTAGACTCGCTATTGATAACTATGGTTGCTTCTGCATTAGATCCATCACCTTTTATAGGAACTCTGGAATAAGTTCTATTTGCAGTTCCAAGACCAACTCCACGATTTCTTATCGTAATAATTTTCAATTGCCCACTAACCGTAGAGTTATCCCTTACTGCAGCATTGTCTGATGCAGTTTCCCAATCCTTTGGTACAGGTATGAAGTTTGTAGAATCAAATTTTATAATTTCACTTGGTTTTATTGTATAAAGATATTTCCAAATGTATCCATCACCACTATTTCCTGCTGGTCTTGGTTCTAGATCTGTAAATGTTGGTTGATCTAGGGATGGTCTTCCTGTAGGATTTTCTGGATCTACTCCATTGTATAAGCAAATATAAACCTTATAATCTTCATTAATTACAAAATAATTTGCTTGATATAAACTTGTTGCCCCAGATGGTTTTGATGTATTTGTTCTACTAATATCATGGCGATACATATCATATGTTATGCCCGATGTCCAAACATTCTTTTTTACCACTTGGGAAACATCACCGGGAGAAATTCTCTTCAATGCAATCATTGTATCCCAATAGTCATTCTCCTGCTCAAAACTATCTTTCGGTGCCGGAGGATTAGAATCCCAAGATGAGGAATAATTTGTGGCGTTTGGCAAACCAACAAAAGAATAATAAGAATTTGATGTAGAAATCAAATCATCTACAAAATTCTTGGCGTTTAATATTCTAATTTGATCTGTTATAATTGCAGACATTTTACAGTTTTTTATCTATTTATTGAGGTTACTGAGTTACTCCAACACCAGTGTTTCTGGAAAGAAGAGTTGATTTCCAACGACTTCCTCTAAGGGGAATACAGAAACTGTTATTATTCATAATATTTAATGTTAAAGCATTTGTATTTACATTTCCATTTTCTAAGTACACTGATATTTTTGTATAGTGTGTTGCGTTGTTCATAATTGTTGAGAATCCAACACTAGTCAAAGCGGTTCCGACAATACTTAGAATCGTTGGCGATGCAACTATTGGAGATGCTGTCGCTATACCAGTAGATGGCGTTGTAGTAACAACTGCACTTAAAGATGATGGAGCACTATGAGTTGATAATGTAAAAGTAGTGACTCCAGTAACTCCTTTTAGAAAATAGAGATCAAAATCTATTTCATAAACACCATTTGCAACGAGAGGAATTACTCCAGGATCGAAAAAGTTTGTTGCAACTCCAGGTGTTCCAGTTGCAGCTAGAGTTGGTCTGTTGGAAGATAATCTAAAGGAATTTATTGTGGGAATATATCCTCTTCCTCCGGTTGTAACTCCAGTGGCATAATAATTTTGTCCATCATATTCTATTGTGCCAAGAGTCCCATTCCCACTCAATAATCCACCAGCACTAAATTGGAAAGCGGGAATATTTGTAGTTCCTTGTCCAGCAACATATCCATTTGCTGTTATGATACCAGTAACTTCAAGATGACCATTTGTAATTGTTGTTCCAGATCCAACTGAAGAAACACCGGATACATTTGAGTGCGTGCTTTGGAGAATTGATAATGTTGAAATTCCTGAATATGATAAGTTAGTTCCTGATAAAGTAGAAACTGTAGAAATTCCTGAATAGGATAAGTTAGTTCCTGATAAAGTAGAAACTGTAGAAATTCCTGAATAGGATAAGTTAGTACCATCCAGGGTAGAAATGGTAGCTATTCCAGTGATTATTGTGGTTCCATTGACATCTAAAGATGACTTTGGACCAGTGCTACCAATACCAACACCAGTTGATGTAACTCTTGCCTTTTCGTTGCTACTTAATAGTCCACCGACAAAGAAAGAAAGATATCTATCACTGGCAGCACCTATTGAAAATGCACCATTTGAAGCATAAAGATATCCATCGTTTGCTCCATTTATTGACCAAGTTGAGGTTGAATATCCACTATTATTAATGCCCAAGTCAATGTAATTTGTAGTGTTAGTTCCGTTGTTAGCGGTCAAAACAATATCTGCTGATGCAATATCACCAGAACTGGCATTTCTTACATTTATTTGACCAAAAGTGTTTTCCGAAATAGTAAAGTCGGAAATAGTATATTGTAGTGATAAAGGACTTCCGGAAGAAACAACAGATAATTTGCTTGATGGTACTGTTGTTCCTATACCTACACTAGATCCAGAACCAACAAAAGCAGCTCCTCCAGAAACCTGAAGTTTTTGATTCTGCGTCCCACTAGAACTTGCAGTTCCGATTAAAACTGGACCATTGATAAAAGTAGAAACTCCAACTATTTGTAGATCAACAAAAGTGTTTGGAGCTGCTTGGACTGCAGATTCTATAGTAGCTGTTGTTATAGTATCAAGAGAAGAAATATTCTTCAACTGACCGGATGAACTTACTATTTCAGTTGAACCAAGTTTATATGAATCTGCACTTATATCACCTACAACCTGAAGTTTTGATGATGGATTAGTAGAACCAATACCAACATTAAAGGAGGTTGAAGAAATACCAACAACTGTTTTTCCCACACCAACATATAAATTACTACTGTCCCCCAAAAGATTATATAATTCGCTAAAATTATCGTTAACCTTTGTTGCACCTGATCTTAAAGTATCACCCGTTCCATCA